GAAAACCCTGCATGCTAGCGCAGGTGCAGACATGGAAAGCTTTGAAATGTTGGGTTCGCCCGAGGCGAAAGCTGGAGGTGCCCACACTTCAGTCTACATGGACGCCCACTCTGCACTAGAGGCTCACACCCAGAAGACATCCGCTCCAGTGGCGTTTGGAGAGTCGTTCATTCAAGGCGCCCCAAATGTCATCTACTCGGAAACGGGGATGCGCATACGCCACTCCGAGTTTATTGGAAACTTAGACACAACGGCTGCACCAGGCGACTTCACCCCACAGTCATTTGCAATCAACCCAGGATTACCGTACTTGCCTTGGCTTAGTCGTATAGCTAAGGCTTTTTACACCTGGAGGATGGGTAAAGCATGGTCAGTGCGGTATGTGTCACGCGTTGGTACGGGAGAAGAAGGCTCTGTGCTCATGGCACGCTGCCCTGACCCCACTTCCACACTACCAATTACCGAAACGTCGATGATGAGCCTGGTCGGCGCTACCGAGTTCCAGCCGTGGATATCGGATCGGAGCGTCCACATCGGACCCCTGGAAACCCCCGCTGGTTATAAATACGTCCGCCAAGAACGTAAGGCCGGAGCACCCAGTCTCTATGACGAAGGCCAGGTGTTTGTGGCGCTTCAAGGTTTGAGCACAGCCTCCAAGACAATTGGAAAATTGTTCATGGTCTATGATGTCGAGTTGGAATTCCCGAACGGACAACCCGATGAGCTAGACTACGGAGCTACAGTCACCGTGATCGGGTTCAGTGATACGGGGCCCGGTACTTCGACTCCGTTCACACACACTCCCGCTATGTTCCCGATGTCCGACACACCTTTTTTACCCGCCGGTGTGAATCCGTTGCAGGTCAACTTGGTGGATTTGGGACTGGGGTACCATGGTGTTTCTCTACCCACGGGCCGTTACAGGTTCGACATGATGTTGACGATAAGAGGCACAGGAGGAGCCAACTCTCATTTTCAAGCATGGATTGAAGACAATGCAAACCCAGGGGTAGCTCTAGATCAAGCAGAAGTCAG